TCGTGCTACCCCCACGCAGACATAACGCCACTAACTGCACAGCAAGAGCAGTTTGTGTTGTATGCATTGAGAGGGTTAACCCCATCCCAAGCTGCAAAAGCTGCGGGGTATAAAAGCCATGCCCATTCCGGGCGCTCATTAATGGCGCAGGAGAAGATTCAAGCATTATTAGGTCATCTACGAAGCGAAGAGTTAGATAATATAAAGGTGACAAGGGATAAGTTGACCATAATGTTGTTTGAAGCCCATAGAAAATCAGCGACCAGTACTGAGGAAATCGCAGCGGTACGGGAATTGGGTAAAATGCACGGTTTGTACGAGCCAGAGAAGGTGCAAACACAGAGTTTACACTTGCATAAAGTGGAGCAATTGGAGCGTTTGGATGATGCCGAGCTAGTTAAGCTAGCAGGGGCTGATGACTTTGTGTTGCCACCTCCAACAGAGCCATGATTCCTCTTAAAAAATGTAAAAAGTGCAAAGAAGAGCACAAAGAGACGCTTTTCAAAGGCGACTTATGCATGAATTGCGTCCAGAATGCTGACATTAAAGAGACGCATCGCGTAAGCCGGGCTAAGAATCCTAAAGCAGTCGCAGCAGTCCAGAAAGAGCGTCGTCAGCAGCATCAGCAAGCGCGCGATGCCCTGCGTGGCAAAGCGAAAACTGCGGCGGTAAAAAAAGAGGTAAAAAGATTAGAAGAAAAGCGTCCTGATGCTAAGGAATTGGCGAAACAGGAGCTGGCACGGCGCGAGCTGAGCAAACGACGATTGCTACCTTTCGTCACACGATTTTTCCCAGAATATCAGGCGGGCTGGGTGCATAAGGATATATGCGAGCGGCTTGAAAAGTTCTCAGATGCGGTGGCGAACAAAGAATCCCCACGCTTGATGCTGTTCATGCCGCCACGCCACGGTAAGAGTCTCTTGGCATCAACATATTTTCCAGCGTGGCACATTGGGCGTAATCCAACGCACGAGTTCATCGCATGCTCGTACTCAGGGTCGCTAGCGATGAGCTTCAGTAGGAAAGTCAGGCAGGTGCTACGGGAAAAGCCGTACCAAACGGTGTTCAAAGAGACGCGGTTAGATAAGGACAGTCAGTCAGCCGAGGCATGGCTCACTGATAAGGGCGGCGGGTACGTCGCGGCGGGTGTCGGCGGTGCGATCACGGGTAAGGGTGCCCACGTATTGGTGATCGACGATCCGGTTAAGAACAGAGAGGATGCGGAGTCGGAGACGGGTCGGCAGTCGGTTAAGGACTGGTACACATCCACGGCGTACACACGGTTAGCCCCCGGCGGAGGGGTGCTGGTGATACTAACGCGGTGGCACGATGACGATTTAGCCGGATGGCTGCTCGAGCAGCAGAAGTCCGGTGACCAGTGGGAGGTGATCAAATATCCGGCGATAGCGGAGATAGATGAGCCGCATCGTAAGAAAGGCACACCGCTGCATGCCGCTCGGTATGACCTGGAGTCCCTCAGGCGCATCCGCGCAGCGGTAGGCCCGCGCGATTGGTCGGCGCTGTACCAGCAGAATCCCGTCGCGGACGAGGGTGAGTACTTCACAAGGTCGATGATACGGTACTACGACGAAGAGCCCCCGCGCGAAGAGATGAAAATTTACGCGGCGTGGGACTTGGCGATTGGGCAGCGTGAGGCGAACGATTACTCGGTAGGTGTCGTGATGGGGGTGAGCCCTGAGGACAAGCTGTACTTATTGCACGTTGAGCGAGGGCGGTGGAACGGGCACGATATCGTCGAGAAGATGCTCGATATGTACGAAGCCTGGCAGCCCGACATCATCGGGGTGGAGAAAGGACACATCGAGATGGCGATAGGACCGTTCCTCGAGAAGCGCATGCGCGAACGTAACTTATTTTCGGCGTACTTTAAAGACCTACGCCCGGGTAAGCGGGACAAGATGGTACGCGCCCGTGCGATTCAGGGTCGGATGCAGCAGGGTATGGTGCTATTCCCTAAGAACGCTGAGTTTACCACTTCACTAATTAACGAGATGCTCCGTTTTCCTAACGGGGTGCACGACGATCAGGTTGATGCCATGGCATGGATCGGGCTGATGATGGCAGAGTTTAGTATTTACAGAGCTCCAGTGGAAAAACCACCACCAAGCTGGCGTGACAAATTAGTAGCGTTCGGGAAAGGTAAGAAGAACGCGATGACAGCGTAGGAGCAGAGATGGCAGAGACAAAGTTTGACCCAGTGGATTTCGGTGAATTAGTTGACGACCCTATGGGCGTGTTAGGTATGCGGCTACAGGATGCGTTACCTGTGTTAGGTAAAGATCCTCAAGACGTGACGATGCGTGACATTTTAGGTTTGGCATTTCGTTCGGGCGGCGTAGGGAAGTTAGGTGGTTCGACGGGCGAGCATGCAGCTAAAGAAATAGGCGAGCGTGGATTGCGAGCGGGGCTCGGAGCAAAGATGCAGGGCTGGACACCGCCAAGCATGGACGAGCCTATAAACCCAAATGCTATGTCCCCGAGCGAGATGCGCGCACAGTACCGTCGCCGTAAGCAACGCCAACAAGAGAACAATTGGATCATGGGCGATGACGGCAGGTTATATCAGGGTAATACGCAGTTGGCTCCTGATGTGCCTAGAGATATAGGGGTGATGCGTGGTATGGCGGATGACATGCTAATGATGGGCATCCACTCTCCCGACCCTAATACCGACGAGCTCTCGTTGTACCGTAAAGGACTGGGTAGAGCACAGCAGTTTATGGACCCCGCGAGAAATCCTGAGTGGGTCAACAGAGCAGCAGAGATGCAGTCGCTGACTCCGGGAGAGCGGCGTATGCTCGGATACAGCGGAGAATAGGATGGCAGAAACGATCCATGACAGGTATATCAAGAATGGTTGGTATAACAGTAGTCTGCGGAATATAGATGAGGCGCTAGCACCTTCGTGGCGGGATTCAGCTGAAGCACGACCCGAGGATAGGTCGCTAATCGAGCAGCACCGTAATGCCATCCAAAACAATCCTCGTATGAACGGGGACGGCTCCATTTCAACAGTATACATACACGGGGTTTCGGGTCCTGATGGACGTATATACAATGTGCCCGGATACGACTACGAGACCGGAGAATTTATAGAAGAAGCTGACTTATACGACTATTGGGATAAGAAGGGCCGGATAAAAGATTTCAACTCCTTCGCACCAGACGAGGGGCAGCTCGCCAATGAGCAAGCACAACGTATCCATTCTGAATGGATCGAGCCTGATATGCAGGCTTACGGGTTTAATGAGAACGAAAACCATAAGCTAGCGAACGCCGCTATAAAACGAGGGATCGGAGATGCTACTGGAGAACCCATACAGAATATGACCCCAGCCGATGCCGCAAAGAATTACGCAGGTGCTGCAGACTGGTCGAGTCGTGTGCGTAACAGCATGCCTGAATGGCTGCCTCGAGGTACTCGGACTGGATTAGCCTCAGGTATAAGTAACGCTATGGCCCATGTGTACCAGCTATACGACTTCGGAAAGGATATAGCCCCCATGGGGTTAGGTGCTGCATTTGATGACTACCTCTTCGATATTGGTGGAAATGTGGATGGGATACGAGGTGGGTTACAAGGTAAAGATCCTCATGTAAGAACACCGGATGAGCTCGTACGAGAAGGGTTAGGTTATGGATATAAGCAACGCTAATATTAAATAAAGGACAACGATAATGGCTACAGAAAATAACTGTGCTTGCGCGGATTGCAAACACAACCGAGAACAGATGTGCACATCTCCAGCGATTGAGCTGAGTTTTAGCGAGAACGGGAAGACGTGTGAATGTAAAACCTATGAATCTATTGAGCAACAGTTTGGTTCGCAACCCCCTAGCCTAGGCCTAGGCGCGCCTAAAGGATTCTGAAATGGCTAAGACTAAGCGGGTTGCTACGAGCGAGAAAGAACGGTTAGTTGCTGACGAGCAGTGGCGGCGTTATGTGCGCGCCCGCGATGCGGGGCATCTTGAGTATGTCGATATCGCTAAGAAGTGCGATGCCTTCTATCGCGGTGAGCAATGGGACGATAGAGATGTCGCTAAGCTCAACGCTGAGGGCAGACCTACGCTTACGATTAACACCGTGTTATCTACGGTTAATACCGTGTTGGGTGAGCAGGCGAATAAACGCGGGGATGTAAGATTCCTGCCCAAGCGCGATGCTTCCCAAGATATAGCAGAGATTCTGAATAAACTATTCATTCAGATTGGCGACAACAATCAGTTGGATTGGTTGGAATCACAGGTCTTCGCTGACGGTATCATCCAAGAACGTGGCTATTTTGATGTTCGTATAGATTTCGACGACCACGTTGAGGGTGAGGTTAGGATTGAGAGTAAAGATCCTCTAGACATACTCATAGATCCTGATGCTAAGAACTATGACCCTAAAACCTGGAATGAGTTTTTCGAGACCCGGTGGCTGTCGATAGATGAGATAGCGATGAACTACGGGCAGGATAAAGCGGATCGGCTCAAATCTATAGGCATGAACGGACAGCGCTACAGTAAAGACAGTATTGAGGTAATCGACAATCGTTTTGGTAAGACCTTAGAAGGAGTGGGGTACGACCAGCTGAATAACCTCGATGATCAGGCATCGGTTAAGTCGATACGCGTGATCGAGCGGCAGTACAGAAAGAATGTTTTGTACAGAGAGTTCGTAGACGAAAAGGGAGGGGATGTAAAACCGGTACCTCATAACTGGTCTGATCAGCGTATGGAGGATTATGCCGAGAAAGCAGGAATGCTAGTACGTAAGAAAGTAATACCCCGAGTTCGTTGGACGGTAACGGCTGACAAGGTGGTACTTCGCGATGACTGGAGTTTGTATAACGATTTTACTATTGTGCCATTCTTCCCATACTTCCGACGCGGGCGACCGTTTGGGATCGTCCGCAACTTGATCAGTCCACAGGAACAGCTTAATAAGATCAGTTCACAAGAGCTCCATATTGTAAATACCACGGCGAATAGTGGCTGGGTAGTTGAGGGCGGGTCACTGTCAAACATGACTGAAGAAGAACTTGAAGAACGCGGTGCTGAGACCGGTTTGATTATAACGTATAATCGTGGCTCCACACCGCCAGTTAAGATCCAGCCGAATCAGATCCCTACGGGGTTAGATCGTATTGCTCAGAAAGCAGCGAATAACATCAAAGAGATATCAGGCGTATCTGACTCTCTGATGGGGTTCGACTCTGCTGAGGTCTCTGGCGTAGCAATACAAGCCAAACAAGCTCGTGGACAGGTACAGATTCAAGTACCGCTAGATAATCTGGCACGTACACGCCATATCCTAGCCCTTAAAATCCTAGATCTACTACAGGCGTTTTATAAAGAGCAACGGGTAATCCAATTGACTGATTTTCAGAACCCCGATCAACCGAGAACCCCGATGACTATTAATGAGGAGACAGCGACAGGGGAGGTGGTCAATAACATCACAGTGGGCGAGTATGACGTAGCTATTACTTCAGCGCCGTCCAGAGATACTTATAATGACTCTCAGTTTGCTGAGGCTATTAGTCTACGGACTGCAGGCGTTCAGGTACCTGATGACGCTATTATTGAGTACAGTCACCTAGCTCAGAAAGATGAGCTGGCTAAACGAGTTCGCGAGATGATGGGACAAGGCGAACCGACTGAAGAAGAGATGCAAATGCAGCAGATGGTACAGCAGCTAGAGATCAAACAACTGCAAGCTACGGTAGGTAATCTGGAAGCTGACATTATGCAGAAACAGGCAGAAGCCCAGTTAAGCCAAGCTAAGACGCAGGATCTTATTATTGATGATCAGTTCAATGTTCAGAAACTACAAGCAGAGCTTACGTCAAAACGTGAAGAGCTCATGACTAAATTAGAGATCGCTAAGATATCAGCAGCATCTCATAATACGAAGACCCACTAACCACCAGAGGAAAGACCATGGCACAACCCGGAGAAGACGTAGTAGTAGAAGAAGCCGTAGAAGATCGCGGTGATACCGTAGCTGAGGTAGAAGAAGAGCCTACCCCCGAGCCAGAACCCACTCCAGAACCTGAAGTCGTAGCCGAAGCAGAGCCCGAACCCGAACCCGTAAAGGAGGAAAAGCCGGATGATATTCAGATTCCTAAGCAACGCCTTGATGCAGAGATTGCCCGTCGTAAACAGTTGGAAGAGACACTTCAACGCATGCAACAGCAGACTAAGCAGGAAGAGGTTAAAGCTCCCGAATATGATTTTGACGGTAAGGAGAAGGAATACCTACAAGCTATGTGGGCGGGAGAAGAGGATAAAGCCCTGTCATTACGTCAAGAGATGAGGGCCGCAGAAGCAGAGCAACACCGTTTTACAGCTGAACAGCTAGCATCGACTTCGACCACACAGGCTGAGGCTAATGTACGGTTCAACCAGACTGTCGCTCAGATTACTACTGAGAACCCGTTGTATAACCCAGAGCATGAGAACTATAACAAAACAGTTACAGATTACACCTTAGGGCTACGGGATAAGTTTATGGCGGCGGGGGACGATCCCTCTTCGGCGTTAGTTGAGGCATATAACATTACTAAAGCCCAGTATCCTGAGCTGTTCGCCCCAAAGCAGGCTACTCCCGCTGTTAGCAATGCGAATATTCAGGAGAAGTTATCAGCGGCTAATAGACAGCCCCCGGCGTTAGGTGGGGATAGCGGGGTTTCTCGGGGAGAGAGTGTGCTGGACGTAAACACACTATCGCAAGAGGAGTTCGACGCATTACCTGCCGCCACATTACAGCGCTTACGCGGAGATATACTGTAACTGCTTGACTTCATTATATAAGCAGTGGTAATATTCACCTGAATGTCAAAGTTCACCCCGCAGGGGGGATGGTCCTTCCCCTGAACCCCTGCACTCCGTTTCTCAGTACGATAACTGAGCGGGCTCATTGCACGTCAACGTAATGACTTAGCTTACACCAGCGTAAAAGGTGACGAGGATCAGCCTCGATAAAAACAGGGTTAACGAACATCGGCTCGAAACCGAACCTTAACTTACGTTTTTATTTTGGAGATTTATACAATGGCATATCCTGAGTTAACCTCGAATGGCCCAACTAATTTTGGGAACCTAACCGACGAACAAAAAACCACATGGGGTCGCGACTTATGGCGACAAACTAAAGAAAATTCATTTATGGATGCTTTCACAGGCTCTGGAATTAATTCCATGATCCAGAAAGTACCGTATCTTACTAAGAGTGAGAAAGGCACTCGCGCTGTTATCTCACTATTGGCAGAACTGGATACAGATGGTATTGCAGGTGATAGCCAGTTGGAAGGTAATGAAGAAGCGATGAAAAGCTACGAGATGGTCATTCAGATCGACCAACTTCGTAACGCGAATCGTATCGCAGGTCGTATGGCTGATCAGAAATCAATCATCAATTTCCGTGAAAATTCACGCGATGTATTAGCGTACTGGCTAGCAGATCGTATGGATCAATTGGCGTTCTTAACAATGTCCGGTGTAGGCTACGGATATAAAAATGATGGTACGGCACGGGCTGCTAACGGTCTGTCGGATCTAGAATTCGCAGCCGATGTTACGGCTCCAACCAGAGCTTTTGCTTGGACAGGCGACTCTACTGGTTTAGCAGATTCTACTTTCACTACTTCAAACTCTCATACTCTAGATGTTGCGGGCGATGGCTTTGCTTCATATGCGATGATTGTAGAGCTTCGTGCAAAAGCTAGAGACTTAGCTATTCGCGGTGTGAAAGGCGAGCAAGGTAACGAGCTATATCACATGTTTGTAACACCACAAGTGATGAAGAAATTGAAATTAGATGCTGACTTCTTAGCTAACGTTCGTAATGCTGGCGTACGTGGAGGTTCTAACCCATTATTCGCAGGTTCTGCGAGTTACTTAGTAGATGGCGTTATGATCCACGAGTTCCGTCATACTTACCACACTTCTGTAGTAGCGTCAGGTGATACTAATCCGACTAAGCAAGCACGGGCTCTGTTCTGTGGTGCTCAAGCTATGGCATTTGCTGACATCGGTGCGCCTAACTGGGTTGAAGATAACTACGATTACCAAAACCAATCTGGTATTTCGGTATCGAAGATCTTTGGTATGAAGAAATCAGTCTTCAAACAAGGCCCTACTGTATCGGGAACACCAGCTGATCTACTCTTAGATCACGGTTTGATGACTGTGGATTTAACTGAAGTAGTAGGCTCGTAAAACTGTTCTATCTTAGCAGTCTCTTGGTGGGGAGACTGCTTGTAGGAAACCCGCCCCTTCTTCGGGAGGGGCACTTTTTATAAGGACAGTGTATGAACAGCACGACTATCATAGATAAAGTACGCATAATCCTACAGGACCCCGATGCGGTTCGTTGGAATGCGGACGAGTTGCTCGGATGGCTTAATGACGGGCAGCGGGAAATCGTCCTGCTAAAACCTGAAGCAAACACTTCTAGTTTTGATAAAACTCTGCTTATAGTAGGGGAAACCCGCTTTAATATCCCCGACGATGGGGTATCTTTAGTTGAGGTAGTACGTAATCAAACTGGGACTAAAAGAGCGATCCGGTTAATTGACAGAGCATTCTTAGATGCACAGAATCCTGACTGGCATACCGGTACCAATGCGGCGGAAATTAAATACTACATGGTTGATCCGCGCAACCCTCGAGAATTCTTAGTATCTCCGCCCAGTAATGGGAGCGCGATAGTGGAGATAATATATACCAGTAATCCTACAGAAGTAACAACAGGCGGCGATATTGGCATAGACGCTATCTACGCTAACGCTTTAGTAGATTATATAAGCTATCGAGCCTATAGCAAAGACGCAGATCATGCCGCTAATGGGCAACGCGCAATAGCAGCCTATGGCACTTTTTTGCAATCCTTAGGGTTACAGGCTCAGGCTGAGCAAAGAAGAGGAGCGGCATAATGGCAAATTTAAATTTTGATACGTTAATACCCCGAATTCAAGGGGAAGTACCTACTTGCCCGGATTTCATAATTGAGAGTCGTATCCAAGAAACAGCTATGGATTTCTTTCGGGAAACACGGATCTGGATAATTGATCTAGATACCGAGCCCAGCATACAAAATCTCGCTGACTACGATATTGATGTAAACAATCGGCAAGCCATCTGTGAGGTATTATGGGTTAACTATCTAGACGTTTCTTTAGAGCCTAAAACAGAACGCCAGTTGTATAAGCTAGACCCGGCATGGCGTACTACAAAAGGCAGTCCTAAATATTATACTCAGCTTAGTCCAGATACTTTTACGATAGCGCCAGTACCGATAGATACGGTATCTAATGCGCTAAGCGCTCGCGCTGCTGTATACCCTACTATAGCAGCTCCAAGTATGGATAGCGCCATGCTTAATGATAACTACAACGCGATAATTAACGGGACTTTGGCACGGTTGCTATTGATGACAGGTAAGTTATGGTATGACCCGTCCTTAGGTGCAGCGCTAATGCAGCAGTATGTAGGCGTACAAGAAAAAGCTAAACAACGCGCCGTGAATAATAATGTACGGGTAGTTCGTACCGTTAAGTATGGAGGCCTATGATGGGTTGGTTTGATAACGAAACCGTAGGAGATGAGGGGGGACGAGCCGCCACCCTGAAGAACATAGCAGGACAACAACGAGGTTTATACGACACGTCGTTCCGTCCAGCAGAAGCGGAGTATGTCCAGTCGCTACAACGTGATGATCGGGCTCAGATGGAGCAACGCGCACGATCTGATTATTTTCAATCTATGAACGACCCCAATGCTTTGAATTTAGCAGCAGGGCGAGGCTTTAGACCTAGCAACCAAGGTGCGGCTTTATCGAATGTAACTACGAATGCTCGGTTAGGCGCAGACCAGAAACAACTGGGTGGAATATCTGATGCCGCTAATTTATCACTAGGTATTTTAACGGATTCTCAGAAAGATTTCGCACAGTCAGCTTTAGCAAATAACCAGATGCTTATAGAAAAAGCGAATCTTGCTAATCGTACAAATGCATCGGTGCAGGATTCTATGCTAACAGGGTTAGGAACCGCATACGGGGATGGG